CTTCGGGTGATGAAAAAATATCTGAGAGTTTTGTTTGCAACTCTTGATTTAAAGAATCGAAAACATCAGAAGAACCTATCGTCATTGTAATAGGTTCTTCCATCTCCGAGATAAACTGACTAAACTTCATTACGGAGCAACAACTGTATCATCATTACCATCGCCAGTCATAGATCCCATGGCAACAAGTGTTTCGACTTGTACACGACCAGCACGACCACCAGAACCTGCGGTGCGGAGTATCCAACCAGCATGAGCGCCCTTGTTGCTTGCGTCTTGACCTGTTAGGCCAGCTGTAACTTCTGCACCTGTGCCTCCAGAACCACCAACTGTTACGCCAATACTATTTGCAGCGTAAGCTTCTCCCGCAGCAGTAATTTGTGTAGAACCAACTCCAATTGCAAGGTTAGCTGTAAACCCTGTGCCAGAGCCAGTATTTGATGTGAATGGATTATCCGTTAAAGTTGGAAGTGCCGTATAATCGCCGGCTGTTGTAATTGAAACACCGGTAACATTCCCGTTTGCATTAACTGTCGTAATTGTAAGAATCGCTGATGTTCCTGTGCCACCAGTTGCAGTGAAAGTGTTGCCCACAGCATAACCAGTGCCATTAGCAGTGATTAATGCAGAGACAACTTTACCATTTGCTAGGGCAGTAGCTTGAGTTGTATTAGCACCAGTAATTGTAAGTGTTGGGCGAACAGTAAAACCGGTGCCCGCTGTTACAATTGTTAAAGAACCTAAATTACCAGTTGCAAATGTCTCTTCTGGCGAAACACCAAAGACACCAATCGTTGCTCCAGTAATAAAAGCATCTGCCGTAGTATTAGCATATAACAAATTACTGTTATTTTGTGTATTTTCTAAATTTACGGTTGAGGGTGCAAACTTTGGAACGCTAGTGTTTGCATCTGTGTTTGACCAAAGTGACATTTTTTTCTCCTAGAAATTTGTTTTGTTGTCTATTTATTCTCTTTAACAATTTGACTTGTTAAAACTGGATTAGCCTCAAATTTATCGTTTCTTTCAGTTTTCTTTTTTTTAATAATTTCTTTGACGATTTCAGCCTTTCGTGATTCTTCAATGGTTTTTTTCATTGGCTTCATTTTTTCAGTTTGTCTTTTTAGAGCTTGTTTTGCTAAATGCTTTGCTCTAGACATCGGGCCATGATCTGGTTTCTTGTTTTTTTTGGGTGGATCCGGATCAAAAGGTGGGTCTTCTCTGGTTTCTTTAGATTCACTCACTGATTTCCAACCTCCGCCTTTAGATTTGTACCATTTCGCAGCCCAAGCATTCCCGTAGGCTGAAGGGTATACATCAAATTTAGAACGAGCTAAAGCTTTAGCGCGAGACCAAAGAGAAGGGTTTGTGGGCGCATTTTTTTCTTCCAAATATTCTACTTTCTCTTTTATTTTCACAGATTCAGACATTTCAGCCGTCATGTAATTTGCGACAGTTGAAATATAATCTTCGGCCATTGTAATTTTAGATTGTACCCATTCAGGAAGGTTATCGGCATCATCAATCATATCATGAAGTTTTTGTGCATTGGCTATGATTGAACGGAGGTCTGACTTGGCCATATCACCTTCTTGGTCATATTCACCCTCATCATACCTATCCTTCTTTTCTTCATTAAGTTCTTTAAAAAATTCTGAGGCTTTTTTCATGTTAGTCCTTCATTGCTTTCTTAGCGGCGGTGGCATACATAACATTCTTTGCACGCTCACCATAACGCTCTTTGAAACCAGAGAGTTTTTTCTTCATACCTTTTACAATTCTTTCACGTTCTTTCATCTCTGGTTCGGTCATCTTACGCTCATCAACTTGTTCAACCTCTTCTTTTTTTAATTGAGATCGCCCATATTTTAGAGAGGGTAAAACTGAAGGATGAAGTTTCTTTTGTATAATGGAAGCTACATACTTATTCTTTTTTTCTTTATTTTCTTTATTACCCTCATCGATTTCCTCAACCTCTTCTTTTTTCATCCCAGGCTCTTTTTGTGGTGCGCTTTGAGCTTTTCCTTTAATTAGCCTACCCCTTGCTTGAACAGCAGCAAATCGTGCGGCCTTATCACTGTGGCCTGGCATTAAACTTGTCATTGGTACTTTACCTTTAGGACCGCTGGGTTCAATTTCTTCATTTTTCACAGCTTGTACAGAACCAGCTGCAATGTTTTTATCATTACGGTCTTCACCAGCATTTTTTCTTTTGGCCTTTTCTAATTCTTTAGTAAACTGCTCATTATCGGGTTCTTCTTGAAGTACATAAAAAGTTTCGTTGAGGCTTTTTATGCCACCCTCATCATATTTTTCAAGCAATTCAGTAAACGACTCATTGACACGGGTAGAACGAACATAGTTTTGTCGAGCACCATATTTTCGACGAACGGGTTTATCATCATTTTTAGCTAAGTCATTTTCTTTTTTGTAGTCTGTTTGGCCATGCTCAGCGCCCTTGCCGCCATAACCATAAGTTCCTTTATGGCGGTACGTTCCACCTTTTGATTCATATTCTTGAATAAGGTTATCAATCATATCTCCTAATTCTTCAAGTTCAACCTCTTCTTTTTGAGTAGTTTTTTGAGCCAATTTCATAGCATCAGCATATCCAGGAATTTTCATTAATCGTGCTAATCTTTTAGGATCTTTTTGTGTTTCACTGTGAGCTGCCGCAAGGCGTTGTTGTCTTGCTAAAAACTCTTGTCTTGTTTCTTTATTTGCTTCATCAAGTTCAATTTCTTCTTTCACTACAACAAAGCCAAGTTTTTCTTTTTCTTTGACCATTGGTTGAACTACAACAATTTCTTTACCAGAAGTTTTATGACGCATTGTTACAGGTTTCACCTTAGTTTTTTTATCTGGTCCTAATGGCCATGATTCTTCAAGTTCTTCATTTCTTTGCTTTCTTTTTTCTTCATTTTCTTTTTTTCTTATACGGGACATAGGGTCATCGTATTCTGGAACCACGGGAGGTGCTTTGGCTGCTCGAAGCTTTTTAAAATCAGCACCAGTGATTTTGCCTTTTGGTTCGGCTACATCAATTTTATGTTGATTACCTTTTAATGCTTCACCCATAATTTTTGCTGCAACTTCTGCAACATTTTTAATTGATTTATCGTAGATCGACATGGTTTTCTCCTTGTTTTAATTTTTATAAGCTATAGAAACTGCTTTAACGTCAGATCCACTGCTGACTTGTAATGTATCAGTTCTTTCTTTTTCTAATATTAATTCCGAATTGTTTAATAAAGTAAATGTACCAATATTTGTTCCCGCACCATCAGCAATTGTAATAAGATGTTCTTGAGAACCAGTATGAGTTAATCTAACAACGACAGCATTATTAACTGTTGTGTTGGAAGCAGAACTTAATGTGAGTTCATTAGCTAAAATTTTAATTAACATATTTTAACAATTCCAACGGCGAAGTGCCTTGTTGATTGGGCTATCCGGATCACGAGCATTTTCAGGGTTAGTTAATCTCTTTTTCATACCGCTCATCCGAGAACAAAATGATTTACGGCGTGCTGCTCGTTTACCTGTTGGGTTCTTTTCAGTTACAGCTGTTTGAAGTTTAGAACCTGGGTTTTCACGGCGATAAGCATTCACGGCCTTCTGTGAAAGACCATCGGTTTTATCGGCCTTATTAACTTTTTGCCAATCTTCATTTACTTGTTCGGTCTCTTCTTTTTTCACACAGTTAGGATAGCGTTTACCAAATAAAGTTTTCATGCCTTTTTTTTCGTAACCAGGCCAACACTTTTCATCGACCTGTTCAACCTCTTCTTTCATATGACCGTATTTTTTCTTATACCAATCGGGCATACCATTCTTTTTGCGCCAATACCTTACGGTTGCTGAATCATTAGCCTGGTCACGATACTTGTTTTCAGCCTGTGTATTATGCCCTTTCATAGCTTCGGCTGCCTTATGTGCATCTTTAGCAATATATTCTAGTTGAGCATCAGTTTTCTTATGATAGTCGTGGCCTTCTAGTGGGTGCCTTTGTGAAGGGCGGCCTTCTGTTATAAACGTTTTAAAGTTTTTCATCCGATTGGCCTTTTTGCTTTGAATGTTGTTAAACTAATACCTATTTTCTTTAGTTCATCTTCTTTTTTAGCACCAATTGAATTTGCGTCCTCACCGCCAGCACCGATTGCCTCTTCAAAAGGTTTCTTGTTTTGTTTTGTTTTTAAAGTTGGTCGTCCAGCATTTTCGCCGGAAGCTGACATTGAAAGACCTGGCTCAACACCCTTGTCAATAGATTCTTTAATTTGAAATTTTTTTTGTTGTTGTCTAATTTTAGCAAGAGTAATTTTAGGTTTTATATTTGATATTTCATTTTGATTGTTAATTATTCCCTCACCTCGGGCATATTCCTGCCTTGATGTAAGTTCTGCATATTCATTCAGTATAGTTTTCGGCGCAAAATATTTTTTTTCTTCATTTAACTGAACGATATAGCCGTTTTTATAAGGCACAACTTTTCCATTTTTGGTGTGTGCCTCTTTTGCTGCAGCTCTTCGTAACATAAACACACGAATTCTTCCATTAGAGTCTTTTAGATATTTTTTTTCTTCGAAATGAACATAACCATCGTCTAAGTCAACTTCGTCGATTCGATTACCTAAAAGTAAAATATTGACCGCTCCAGAATCGGATAAATTATACGTCTCTGATAATTTACCTTTTCCAAAATTTGACACATTAATTGGTTTACCTTGACGTTCGGGGTTCGGGTCATGTTCTCTTTTTGCACGAACAGCAGCTGCACGTTCTTTTTTTGTTAATTTCGCTCTTTTTTCATTTGACATACATTTTGGCTTGCCTTCACCAGGCTCACGAGCACAGGGACCAATGACTTCACCTTTACTGTTGATTCTTTTCCAACCACCTTTTGGATGATTGGGGTCAAACCATTGGCGCAAATCTTCTGAAAATAAACTCTCAAATTCCTCATCGGTGTTTTCATGTGATTCTTTCATAGAATTTATAAACCTCCGATAAACAGCAGCTGCAGAATCTTTACCCATAACTCTTGCTCTTTGTTCCATAGCAACTGCTGCTTGTATTTTATGTGCGTGAGTGCGATCACTGGCCTTAATTTTTCTCACACTTTCTTCAGCATCTTCTGTTGTAGCAAATTTTAAACCATGAATCGTGCCCTTTGGATCTTCATCAGTATATAAATCAGAATGTTTATCTGATTTATCTGGTTGCCCAGGTTTTTTAGGCACTCTTGGTTCATTTTCTTCTTTAAGGTTTGGTAATTTAGATTTACTTGCAATAGTTTTAAGCCTTTCTCTTTGTCGAGATGATAACCCGGACCCACTTGACCCAGCCATTGCAATTGTTTTTATAGCTTCTCTTGCAGCAGGTTCTTGCTGAGCAGCTTTACTTACATCGATTAATTTATCATGTATGACACGATGAGTTACTTTACCATCTCTTCCATACCGGCCAAACCCATAATACTTAAGACCCATTTTTCGTGCTTCTTCAGCAGCTTTGGAACCTTCGTGCGGTACAAATTCTTTCTTTGTGTCAATTTTTTGTGTATCGGATTTTTGTAATTCGCTGGCAACCCATTCTTTTGATGCATCATTTTTAGGTGGGCTTGATACAAACTTTTGAACACTCTTGAAAAGTTCGAGCATTTCTTGTTTCTTTTGTTGCACAATCTCGGGTCTGGCTGTTCTTAAATCTTCAGAGTTATCAAATTCAGTGTAATTATTACCAAAAAGTTTACCAAGTTCTGGTCTGGCTGCCTGCACTGCATCCCATTTTTGTTTACGAATTTTTTCTGGCACTGTGCGACCACCACGTTGACCTCTTTCCACATTTCTTGCAGCAGATACTTCGTCACGAGTATTCACCATAATCATCCTTGTTTCATAACCAATTTGTTCAAGGCGCTTTTTAATTTTTGCAACTTTTTCGGGGTCATCGCCAGTGCCATTAATAATTACACCATTACGACCAAGAAGAGCAAGCCTTTCGCGTAATTCTGTCATTGATTTAGCTTTACCGCGAACAACGTTACGAGCCTCTTCTTCACTGTCTGGCATTTTCATATCTAAATTCTTTTTATCCATAAGGTATTCAAAAGCTTTATCGGAATTAATTTCCGTTAAGCCATGGCCACTTAATGTATTGTTCAGTACATAATCTTTACCAGACCCTGGACCACCAGCTAGAAACACAGCCTTGAAAATACTTTTGTCATGAACACCCTCTAAAAGCATTTCTTCAAATTCAACATCAAGGTCTTCATGAACACCCATGCCGGTTCTCACATGGTGGTATAATTCTTTTGCATGTTCATCGGTCATTTTCGACGGAACACCCTTGCGAAATTCTTTGAAATTGCCTTTTTGAGCATGTTCACGCATTTTTGAGGCTGACATACCCTCTACACCTTCGGCATCAGGGTCTCTTTCGCCAGCAGAGTGAACTTTAATTTGTTTGAAATCATAGTGACCATGAGGCCCATGAACACCATTATATTTGTGTAAAAGTTTATGATACTCGTCAACACGATCAGACCCACCGACCATGTGAAGGTGAGTAACGCCTTGTTTGTGTAATTTTGCGGCTTGTGCTAAAAAATTGGGAGATTCTTTATCTGATGCAGAGACATTTACACCAGGAAACGCTCTTTTAGCGTGTTTAAGTTTTTGTTCGGCAGAGAGTGGATTTTTCTTTGGATCTTGAGAATGTGAAACAACAAGATGTGCAGAGCCTTTTACCTCTTTCGCAACGTCTTGAACTTTTTGAACTAATTTTTCGTGGCCTATAGTTGGAGGGTTAAGCCTCCCAAAAGCCATTACAGCATGTTTTTCTTTTTGTTCAATTAAGAACTCTAGGAACCTCATTTCCGCCTCTACAGCAGTATTGTTATTTGATTCTCTATTTAGTATTTAATGAGTTTTGAATATAATCTTCAACTATATTTAAAATATCTGATGATAAAAATGATTCATGTTTACTCCGCTATAATAAATGCGTTACCATGTGGGTGTGTGTTTGTCCAGTTCGACTTAACATGATAAAATTGATAATCAAAAAATTTAATTTTAAAACCCGCATTGACAATCGTTGTAAGCCACCACTCTTCAGGCTCACGAATAATATGTGTTATATCCATTTCATACTCACGAATACGAAATCTTTTACCATCACCAAGTGGCACAACGACAAAGAGTTGTTTTGCTCTGGTGCGAAAAGATTCTAAAATTGATGGCACATTTTCTTTTGTTGTATGCTCAAGTACATCTTTTGCAATCATTAAATCCCAACCACCAGTTAACTCTTCAACATCGTCAATTACACTTACATATTTTTTTACAGCTTGATGACAATTTTGTATAGCATAAACAGAAATATCCACACCGTAAGCTTGTTTACCTAGAAGCCTCAATGCGTGGACCATAAAACCTTTGGCGCATCCATAATCTAAAACATTTTCAAACGATATATTATTAATAATTGAGGATGCCTCACGAATTGTTCTTTCGGGTATCCACCTATAGTTTTCATAAGCACTTACGCGATTACGAACACCATCTTCAAAATATTTTTCATCAAACAATTCTTTCATTTTCTACTCCAATTCCACATTTTATACGTTCTTCACATTTATGACAGGTGCCGCAATCGTTATTAAAAATACAACTGACTACAAACGGTTTTACTTCATCAGGTATTAAATTCCATTGTTGTTTCTTCTTCAAAAATTCTAATGGTTTAAAAAAATTAATTTTAGGATTTAATATTGACCAAGCATCTTCATGATTTTTATATATTGCTCTTTTTTCTGGTGTAAATACAGTGTTCTCTTCTTTTGTTCTACCATACCAAACTTCGGTAATATCATCCCGTGAATTCACATACAAATGAGCCGCAAACATTAACCAGTGTATTTGATGTTGCCATTTTTTTCCATCATCAGGCATTTCACATTTATAAGTTATTAAACGATTGCCAAAGTGATCAGCAATTAAATGACATTTTTCAATATCATAACCATTTTCATACTTACGAAACGGTAATTCACTGAGCAACAATATATCTTCTTTGTCAGCCAATGTCAAAAGAGCGGTACTTTCAACACCGCCACTAAACAATATAAGTCTCATTAGGCAAATTCTGTGTGCTTTAACTCCGTAACAACATCATCAATTAATTCGTTTTGATATGCATATTTACAGAATGAACAATCATGGTGTCTACGAGAAACATCTGGACCACCCACCTGGGAATTATAAAAATCTAAAATGCCATCGATGTCGCACAGTTTGAATTTATCGTTTACATGATAATTATTCTCTGGTGCAAGTTCGGCTGAAGGGCAAACATATACATTGCCATCGGTAAACACACAAGGTTTGACCATGTGCATGTAACAATTATCATTACGACGAACACCTTTGAAATTAAAGTCGGACAAAAAAGCATGTTTCAAAGGACCATTTTCAGATTCATGTTTAGCCAAGAGACTGCGAATCTTTTCAATGTCTTTCATTGTTTCTTGTGGGTCTTTAATGGCATTAAATGCAATGCGAGTGGGAATTTTTTTCTCTTCAACCCACTTCAACATACGAAAAAAATTTTCTTCTTTATAAAAATTCTTTGAAAGTATTTTCTTTTCTGTGTTAGTCCAATTACCAGTCACATTTGGATTAGTAGAAGTTTCAAGCGCGCCATCCCAAACGTAGGCTGCCGAAATTTCAATTGTATCAATGCCATCAAATACCGAAAGGTCATAATCGTAACCCTCATCGAAGCCGTACATACCAAGGCGAACCCAAGAAACCATATGCCAAACTTTAACACGTTTCAAAATTGACCCATTGGTCACAATACCAATTTTTAAACCTTTTGAGTGTGCATATTTAATTACATCATTAACTTTTGGATGAAGTAGAGGTTCGCCACCACCAGTTAATTCCATGCCACTGACTCCAAGTTCTACAAACTGATCAATTGCCTTTTTCATTTGTGCCAGCGTAAGCATTTCTTTTAGATTACGATTTGCAAAACAACAAAAAGAACAAGTCAAATTACAAGGGTTGCATGGTGACATGTGAAACATTACAGGCTTTGGTCGGCCACCATCTTGAATGATTTTAAGACGGTCGAGATGCTTAAGTAGTTTTACATGGTTACTAGTGTATGTGCGGCCTTGTACCTTTTCTTCTATAGGTTTTTGTTTCTTCTTTTTGAGTTTACTGATATTGATTACTTCCATTTACATTCCTTTAAAGACTACTTCATATTCGCGGTGTGGTTCATCCCAAGGTTTACAATCCTCATTATATGTACCTTTCATAAACTTTGGATAAATTTCATTGTATATGTGATACATTTCAGAGAACGCTGCATTTTTATCATAGTAACTTGATTTTGCTGGGTGATACATCGAAACTTCGTGTATAATGCCGGCTTTTGTTTTCAGAAAATTGGGCATCGTTAAATCAAAACCCCACCCACTTTTGACTTCATGGTATTTCCAAAAAGTTTTAAGTGTGGGTATTAATGATGAATGTACAAATGGTCCCATACCTTCAAGCACATTTGCCATTGTATATTTAACATTCAACTGTTGATGTAAAATTTGATGTGTAGAATCGGCACCAGCAATTGTTGACATTTGAAATAGTTTCATGTCAGCTTCTTTTGCTATTTGTAAAGCTCGATTCATACTTTTTATATCGGTAATTAAATCATCATCCCAAAATCCAATATATTCGTATTGAGTATAATCAAAATTTTCTAAAAATTGTTTTGCAATTTGCCACTTATAACCTTTGCCTGTTCCTTTATAGTCATAGGTATTTTCTGGTATTTCAAAGTCACTATACTGATAAGCAAAAACTTTGTAATTTCTCTCCGGTTTTGTATATCGCCAATGATTTTCTTTATCATACGCCGAATGAAATTCAATTGATATGCCTACAGGACAAAATATAAGGTTATTCATAATTATTTTTTCCAATACCAAACATCATTTGAAGTCATGCATAATTGCGGGAAATTTTTATTTTGCCTAAATGTGTCGAGAGCAGCTCTAACTTCATTCAAATAAAAATCATGGCCCGCAAAAATTCCGCCTTTTTTGACTTTAGGATAATACAATTCACAATCCATTAAAACCGCATAATAAGAATGGTCGCCATCGATGAAAATATAGTCTAAAGATTCGTTCGCAAATTGATCAATGACATTTTGACTATAATCTTTTATTATTTTAGCACGGTGAGCAAATTCCAAAATATTATTTTGTGCAGCTAAATATTGTTCATCAAGAATTTCTTGCGTTATATCAATTTTTCCATCTTTGTAAGAGGTATAAGGATCTATTCCAGTCAAATTTAGATTCAATAAATTTTCTAAAAAGTGATGCATAGTCCAACCACTGGCAACTCCAATTTCCAAACCCACAATAGTTTCATTTTCTCCGTAATGTTCTTTAACTAATTGACATAAACCGGGTGCAGAAATCCATTTTTTATTTTCCCACTCATTTTTTTCTTTTAAAATTTTAATAGACCAATTATCCATATTTTCCCTCTATAATTTCTTTCCATCCGGGCACTCGGTCATATTGATGAACTAATGCAAATGGTTCACTTTTACTTGTACATATCACATCTTTTACCATTATTGGTGCTTTTTCAATTAAATGCTGGCCATATTTGTGATTTACTTGGAAACCTGTTGTGCCAAGTTGTGCAGCATACCCATCTTCACTCATAGCAAAATTGGTGATTTCTTTATATGGTACCATATCAAGTAGAACATTTAATGCTGCCTGATCGGGACCACCACCGCCGGCCACATGAGCTGGCGACCCGCCACATGAAAGAAAAATATTTGTCATGAAGTCAAGCATCGTATTGAATTCACCAGAAATTGTACCGGCATTATAGATAAGTTTATTTTTCATTCGTTCATAGATTAATGGGCCAAAAGATAATTTCATATTGTTTTTACCCCATGATTCATTTTCGTAGGTTAATGATTCACAGGCTACGTTTATTTTTTTGTCACCAATATTTTTCTCAAGCCATTCGGATGGGTTACTTTGAAATATCACATCTCTTACATCGGTAACAAAAATATAACGATACTGATCTTTATGTTCGGCTTTGTTTAAAAAAAATGGAATGTGTGCAAAACGATCAAGACAAATGTTAAATGGTCTATTGACCGGATGTTTGTAAGTTAAATTACCGTTTTGTTTATCTTGACCAAATCCAAAAATAGTATAGTTTCGTTTTGTTAGTTCTTCAGCTACAGCATATTCAATATCATAACAAAGCATAATTTTGACACCATCAAATCCACTGCGATCTAATGAATTGACCCAATATTTTATTGTATCAAAATTATAATTAGTAATGCAACCAATCACAATGTCTTTCATAACAACTCCAAAAATTAACACTTACTTTTTATATAGTCTTTGAATTTCTTAAAGTTCTGGCCTGGCGTGTCTTTTATGTATGTTTTTACCAATTCAGTGGTTCCCCAAGCTCCAGCTCCAGCCTTTGGTAAAATATTCGGTTTTATTTCTTCATATACAGATTTGTGTAACTTAACACCAGTAACATTTTGCACCATTTTCCAGGCTTCTTTGTGTCTTTTATTTTTCACATGGTCATTAAACTTTTTCTTTTGTTCTGGTGTGGCATGTTTTTTAAATTTAATTAATTCCATTATGCCAATATTACCTTCATATACAGACTCGTTAAACCCATGCTTAAAATATTGAATTCGGCGTTCTTGTTTGGCCACCCATGCATCGGACGGCTTACCTTGACCTTTGTAGTATGCCAAAGGCCTCTGTGTTTTTTTAGAAACCAAAACCCATTTACCGTTAACTTGTTTTAACATTTTCATCCTTTTCGTACATCACTGTATTTGTATCACCAAGTGTCCATTTAGGGTTAGTTTCTACACGATATAATTTAGTGCAAACTTTGAAATCTGGAAATTTTAATTGTTTTGGGTTTGATGCTGCATCTAGAAAAATACAACGATTATTTGGTTGTGCTGCGTACTGGCCGTTTTCTAATTGTATAAAATTAAATGATTTATGATCTTCAGGCCATTCTGCGTAAGTTGTGTCGATAGTGTTTGGATCCGAGAAGCCATTATCAACAGTAAACATGTAATCGCCACTATAGAACTTTTTATCTTTGGCGTAGAATTTGCAGGATAGATTTTTCAAAAATGATTTTTGTATAACAGCAATTTCATTTGAAAAACAATCCCATATTTGTAATGTATCTAATTCTAGGTATGGTCCAAGTTTCTCAGTTCGTGAAACAAATGCATGTATTGGAAATTTATCATAGATTGCACCATAATTGGGCAGATACGCTTCTATACGAAAAGCCTGGCCACGAATTGATTTTACAGTTACCCAAATACATGGTTCAAATTCACCATGACCCTTTTCAAAATCATATAAAAATTCACGGCGAATGTAACAATGAACTGGTGGAATATTTGCTACCAAAAAACTCATGTTGTTCCTTCGTGTTTATCCCGAAAATCTTTTATTGCGGCTTTGATCGCATCCTCTGCCAATATGGAGCAGTGTATTTTAACGGGAGGTAACGCAAGCTCTTCTGCAATTTGAGTATTACGAATAGTGCCGGCTTCATCGAGAGTTTTACCTTTGACCCACTCCGTAACGAGCGAAGATGAGGCTATAGCTGAACCACAGCCGTAGGTTTTAAACTTAGCATCTGTAATGATACCATCGTCATTCACCTGTATTTGTAGTTTCATGACATCACCACAGGCCGGCGCACCCACCATGCCTGTGCCGACTCTTTTTACTTCCTTAGCAAAAGAACCCACATTGCGAGGATTTTCATAATGATCTAAAACTTTTTCTGAGTAAGCCATATTATGCTGCAAAAGAAGAACCGCAACCACAAGTATTGGTTGCATTAGGGTTTTTAATGACAAATTGAGCCGAAGTTAAATCTTTTTTATAATCAATTTCAGCACCACTAAGGTATGTCATTGAAGCTGCATCAATAAGAACTTTAACACCATTCTGTTCAATGACAAAATCATCATCGGCTTGGTTTTCATCAAATGTAAACCCATATTGAAAACCAGAACAACCGCCACCTTGAACGAACACTCTTAGCGCCTCATTAGTATCTTCTTCCATCATAATTTCATGGATTTGTTTGAAAGCTTTTTCGGTAATTTGTATCATTTATTTACTCCATGCCTTAGCAGCATTGAAATTATTTTTACTGAACTCCATACGGTCAATCAACTTCAATGCACCCCCAGATAGACGGTCTACGCAAACAAACCCTTCGGGACCAGTTACCTTAAAACCATCTGGTGTTACAACAAATGTATCAATTGAAGATTTGATTGTTTCTAATTTACGAACAATCATAACCTTTGCATCAACAATTAGGTTCATTAGGTCAAATATACTTTTTAATTGTATAGCATTGCCTCGAAAAAAACGCATGACCTCATTCTTTTCGCCGATTCGTTTCTTCTTAGTGTCTTCTTTCTTGGCCGTCAGTATTTCTTTGTTCAGTTTATCTTCAATCCATTTTATCAGTTGTGTAGTATGTTGTTGGGTATTCTTGATTGGTTCACCTGAACGAACTTTGGTATTATTGAACGTTTTGATGTAAAGGTTAAAAGTTTCGTTAGTTGATATGCGATTAAGCACTGAGGAATTAATAGATTGAAATACACGGCCAGCATTGGAAAGAATATCAGATAATTTCTTTGTTTCTTGTTCGGTAAATGTTGCTGTACCTGAAGCATCAACAAAAGAAGCATCACGAAACCATACATCTTTGGTTGGCGTGAGATGTCCAATGTCAATGTTAAATGAGGCCTTCAGTGAATCCATTGAACGACCATTGTATGTGGTGTGAAAAACAATACCAAGTTGTGCAGCCATCATTTTTTGTGCTAGAATAGAATCAGAAGGTACGGCATAAACAATCGTATTTGGTTGAAAGGTAGCATAAGATTGACCGTCGATTGTTTGTTTTTTTATATCACCTTTTGTAAACATCATGTCACCTTGAATGATACCTTTGATGCCTAGTTTTGGTAGATATGCAAGTGCTACCTTCAGTTTATCATTAAGACCTTCACCGGGATGATTCTTATCAATATCAGCATCGGTATAATTTAGTTTGCCTTCTTTATTGAATACTGATTTGGTGCCAACGAAAAATTTACCATTGTCTGGATTAATACCACAAATTACAGCGGGAGCACCGTCCCATTTTGTGGTGACATTTGTTTTTGATTGTGCATGACCGGCTAACATGTCACGAAGCGAACGAAGAAAATTAATAGCTTCACGAGCACCATTTGTACCACGATTGAACATATGCTCGTCGAGATGTTCCAAATGCAAATTGGCACCTTCTTTTGCTTCGTTTAAAAAATCTTTGAATTTCATATTAACTATACTTTATGAAAATGCTACTGTTCTTTGTCGCTGAAGAAGCATACTGGTAAATCCATTTTACAACATCCTCTTCTTTACCATTTTCTAATATTGTATAAACGAAATGCACTCCAAGAAATTTAGACATCCACCAAGTTTTATCACGAGCAATATTTTCTTTCAATTCAACCATCAAATCACTGTCTTTCTTTTTAGTTCCTGATAATTTCTTAAACATCTTAACAAAATCTTTCAAAGTTGCATCAGATGGTTTTTGTATTTGACTATTGAATTCATTTGGCATCATTAATTTATTTCTAGGTACTCCAGATTCAATTGCAGCTGTCATTACAATACCGCCACCAATTTTACCACCAGCGGCCGTTTTACCTTTAATTTCGCCTTGCCAAGAACTGGTTACGGGACGGCTTGAAAAGTTTCTTAATTGTATTTCACCTTCTTTTCCTCCCGACTTATAACGAAGATAAATGTCCTTCGAATCACCCATCATCTCGCCTAATTTATAACCATTCCAGTTTGCTACAAGAGGTTCACCTTCATTGAATATCTTTGATGTTGCTTCGCCTTTTGGTATCTTTTTCAATGAGATGCCAACTAAATTTTTCTCCATAAACTCATGGAAAATATAATTATTGTAATCTAAAAGTGTTGGCCATCCATCAATAAATTTAAAGTTTGGTTTAGCCATCCATATATCGGCTGGATTCCATTTATCGTCACCAGTAATTCCACTTTGTTTTTTAAATCGACTAAACTCTTTGTAAACTTCTGAGACTAAAGAACCACCACGATAAAATACAAACTTTTCTGACCGGCCTATGTTAAAATCATCAAAAATTTTATTGGCAGTGACGATAACACTATAATACCAGTCACCATCTAAACCTTTCAAACACTTATCCAAATCTCTATCACAATCAGAAAAACCAGCAACTGTTTTTGAATTAACTTCTGTAATGCTTGTTACATTTTTACCTAAATGTTGTCTAGCTGCACAAGTATAAGCTTGCAAACTTTCTGCTAAAGCTGTTACTTCTGCACCTGCTCCTGATTGCGCCATAAACACTCCATTGTTTTGGAGTATTTATATTAACTTAATTACCGAATAATGTCAAGTTCTTTATCGCCAGTCCAAACCTCTATTTCTGTGCGAAGTCTGTTTTCGGCCTTCAGATTTTCAAAGCGATTTGTAGCCTTTTTCTTCCACCAATTAATGATGTTGTCAAGGCGAAACTTATCATAATTCTCCTTGTCTGGTATCAACTTATCTGTACGGCCCATCACCACATCCGTAAAGTTAGAGAAGCCATAGTTTGAATAGTAATACCGTTTCTTTTCAGTCAAAGACAATGCGTTTTGAATTGTGGTCATAAACTTGGCATATTCTGGTTCACCTTTTAGAGCCACTTTGGTCATACTGATAATCTTGTTTGAGATTTTAAGTTTACGACTAGAGGCTTCAGGCGGAACAATAATACCAACAGCATTTTCAACATAATCTTTAAGTTCTTCATAAGGTTTACCGTGCATCATTGGCAGAAAATCAGAGTCGGTAAGACCACTAAACCTCAGAAATGGTTTCATGCCGTCATATTGAGATGATGTTTTTGATGTGCCATAAAGGCTTGTTGTTTCAAACATGCAGGTATTCATGTCATACTTTTTGTTCAACTGCTCACGAACCCAATGAGAACAACAAATAGCCGCCAATAATTTACCACCAAGGTAATTATAACCAAATGGCTGCGATGGCACAATCACAAAACCCATGATAGTTGTTTGATTGAAGGCCTTGGCTGATTCTTTTGTTTGTGTAAATACTCCACCAAGGAGTTCATTTCGTGGTTTCATATTAATCACTGGTGAACCAAGGCGAATAAAACCAACCCACTTATTTGTGTTCTTTTCGAGGACCGCCAAACGAAAACACCGACCTGGAATACTGGTCATATTTGAATGAGAAGAAATCATATTTAAATAAACATCCCAATTATCCTGAGGCAATTCAACCAACTCCAAATTCATATCATTTGGATGCATGGTAAAATCAGAAAATAAATCTTCTTCGGGTCCCATACCGGGCAGGGTAAATGGCCTTGAAGATAACGAATTTAGTTTTTGATCACGAATATAATCATCAATACGGTCAAATCGGTCAAAATAATTAGAAAAAGCTTCAGCACAATGAAGTGCCTGTTCTTTATTCAGTTTCATACCTTAAAGCCTTCAAACTTACGATTAAATTTATTTTCACGGTTTCCAAAAGTGTTCAGTGGAGGGTTATCTTGACCAGAGTCTACAATACCGGTTTGTGCCAATTGTTCAACATCATACAACCTCATTTTTGATCGATCAACGCCGACCACAAATCGTTTATTGAAGTTAGGGTCAGCATATCGGTTCTTCAATTGTTTGATCATGATTTGATTTAATTGTTCTAGTTCCTCCGTCGAAATCAAAGCGAACATAAAATCGGCGGTAGCTGGTAAACCAAAAGATTCTGAAGTGTCTTCCAACCCCGGGTCAGAGTTTGTAAAACCCGAACGATTAGTTTGTGTGGCTGAAAAAATTGGTAGATTAAATTCAACAGCAAGACCACGGAGTTCTTCTGCAATCGCCTTGATATAGGAATAAGAATTCACATTAGCACCAGGTTTAATACGAGCCGATGAGCATATATTCAGATAATCAATAAAGATAATTTGTGGCACGAAATTCTTTTTAAGATGTAATTCATTTAGCAACGAACGAAAGTGTAGTGCATTGGCTGCCGCCGTTGGATATTCTTTGATGATAAGTTTGCCATGTGTTTTATTTCGCAATGATTGAAACTTACGATCATATTCCAATTTTGTCATAGAATGTAAATCGTTCATTGAAACATTCAGCAGATTCGCATCAATACGCTCGGCGATTCTTTCTTCGGCCATCTCAAGTGTAATATAAAGAACATTTAGACCTTGCGACAAACAAGATGCAGCCACATGACACATAAACATTGATTTGCCAACACCAGTATTGTGAGAACTTACTCCGTTAGTATAGTACCTGTGATTTTCATGTTCCACTTGTATGTCCACAATTGGTATTTTAGCCCCTGTATATTTGATTTTTCCTCCTTGCCAACCATCCGAACACAGGTATTGATATGGTTCATAACCAACTACAGTCTGTTCGTGCCAAATGTCCTTCGCATATTTCCATCCTTTATTGGTTTCAAACAAGTGATTTTCATTTACACGCACCTCCCTACCATCATCCAAGATAAGCCTATATTCATTCCACAGTCCCTTGTCAACGAATCTTGATATTGAAACAAAACCATCAGGGGATTCAACTTCTACAATAAAACCAGAATTTAATAAAGATTCAACTTCTTTTATTTCAACTTCTTTTGTTGTCCAATTATTCTTATGTTTCCGATAACGAATTTTAATTTTTGTTTCAGGATGCACACAGCCGGCCAAACAGATATTCAATGTTTTATTTGGTAGACCGCCTTTGGTGATTGTATTGAAAAGGTCTAGGTCAAATGGTATTTTGGTTTCTTGACGGTGATAAAATTCAAAACGGGAATCGTAGTCATTAATATAATCGTGGCCAATATGAGAATCAAAAGAAACACCAAGCGCATTTGATAATAACTTTGGGATTTCGCCCTTGTCCTTGTTTGTGTTTTTAGAATCAAGTATCGTCACCGACTCCATGATGGCATTATAAATCGCCTTGTCTTGGCAAAACTTCTCGGTTTGTTCAATTAGCCATTGTATTTCTGTTGGCTCATTTTTGTTTTGATTTATATCATCAAGCAGACCAAGAGTATTTTTAAGTTCTTGTTCAGTGAGTTTTTTCGAATCGTTTAGTTCAATAACAAGCGATTCATACGTCGGCAGTGTCTTATATTTATTGACAAATTGAGAAACAAAGATGAAAAGTGTTTTGTCTTTGTTATCGGTGAAATACTCTGATTGAATAAATGGCAATACTTTACGGGTATATTCCTCACTGAATATTAAGTTTTTCAGAATACTGGTTTCTAGTCTCATCTTCTATTTTAGCCATTAAAATTTGGGTCAACAGGTCACCCATTATTGTATGAAATTTTTCGTTAGAATTCAAGTCATCTATGTCGTGTTCACCTGGATGAACCACAGTATAACCGAATTTCAAACGAGCAATTTCACCCTCTTCACTGATGCCGGCCTGATCGTAATGGTAAATAACACCACGAAACTCGGGCATCAATAATTCAATACCAGTTATATCAGTATTGTTAAAGTTGATGTAATGAAAGTCCCGGCCCTCT